TGTAAGTCTCTTCACGCGTATGACAGAGGTATTTGCCGACTTGACAATACCCTTGGCTGTTGATGTGATTTGATACAGAGCAATGTTTGATACGTTGGCACTTACGTATGGGTTTGAGTATGAGTGTAGAGTGTTCATAGTAAGCGCGCCGGTATTACCAGACACACGAACAAATCCGTTTGCACCGATCGTATAGATTGAAACTACAGTGCAATTCACAATCGGAGAACTGTTCACATATAGACGATCTCCAGGCAGGAATCCTGGCAGGGTCGAGAACGTATGAGACTCGAGCGATGTCGACGAGGCATTGATCGCCTTCACCGAACCGGCACGAGTATCCGAAAGCTTAAAGCCAACAGTGTTTGCATTCACAATATAGTATGCAGTATTATTTGCAAGACCTGCAATTGCTGTATTTCCGGCAGGTGTTCTGTAGATAACTCTCTGGTTATTCTCAAACTCGTTCGCATACTTGATAAGATTGTGGCCGTTGAAGTTGGCATTGTAGTATCTTAGGAAGTGTCCACCGCCACCAGGGTTTAGTGCCGTAATATCAACGTTTGCACCTGATACAGTTTGTGAAAGAGTAAGCCCAGTACTATTAGCATAACGTACATAATACAGTGCATTGTTTGTCAATCCACTTACTGCAGTATTTCCAGATGCTGTAAGATATCTTACCTGGTCGCCGTTTGCAAAGAGTGTATTTGCACCTGCAATACTGATGAAGTCTGTCGTGCCGTTTACAGAAGTATTCGAGTTGAACGTTGCAACGTTGGATGCCTGAGTGATATTCACATTTGATCCACCGGCGGACGTCGCTAGCGTAACACCAGAAGAGTTCGAAGTAGCAATAAAATAGAATGAATTGTTTGATAAGCCGGACAGCGCAGTGTTACCATTGTTTGTATAATAACGAACATATGTGTTTGGAGGATAGATCACATCGGCATTATTGATCGTAATAAAGTCAGTGTTCGAGTTAACTTGATCCGAAGAGTTAAACGTCGACGAATTAGATACGTATAGAATAAAGTCGTTGCCACTCTGAATCTCGTCATCAACATTGATAGTAACAACTTTCTCATCGAATGTATTACTATAAGCACCATCATCGACCTTGAGATCGTAGTAGACAAGGTTTGCTAGTGTTTGGTTTACACGTTCACCGACAGTAAATACACCGACAGCGTCTGTAATGTTGATGATAAAGTCTCTACGATCAAACGCAGAGATGTATGGCTGATGCGCTAGAACATAAGGGTCGACGTTATAGCCAGAACCTGGGTCAACGCCGGACAGAGAACCAATCGATCCGATTGTAAACTTATTAAATGATAGACACGAGAAGATTGTATTCTTCGAGTCGCCCTGTGGATTCTTTGGGAAACCAAACGCGGCTGCAGCTACAGGAAGCGCTGCGTATGCTTGGTTTGCTTGAGTAAGGGTTGTGTAGACCGTTACTGCACTAATCGAAGTATTTGTAGATGGACTACCGTACTTTACCACATTACTGTTAGCGTATGTAGTCACGTTTGCTGTGCCACCAGTATTGCCAAAGTAGTTGTGGTTATCCTTAGTTCTTAGTAAACCGGTTCCAATCTCAAATACTGTGCCATGCGCCTGCTTGTAAAGATAGTGACCAGCTTCATTTACTTGGTTATTCGCAAATGTAGAGAAGTTTGTCGAATTGATCTGATCGAACTTACGATAAGGATGAGAAAGGATTACACCGGTGCTGTTTGATTGAGCAATGTAATAATAGTCGCCGTTAAACAACCCAGTCAACGCAGTATTACCGGCATCGACCTGATATCTTACGATGTCACCGACGATGAATCGAGTATTTGCAGTCGGAAGGGCAATAAAGCCGGATGTAGCGTTAACAGAACTGCTTGCATTGAAAGCGATCTTACTCACCTCTTGATAAACACGATTGCCCACAACAAATCCACTGTTCGAAGCAACTGTAAGATTTACTCGATCGTAGTCAATGGTTCCAACACCGTTAGCCGAGATAAGGTCGGTACCGATAAAGATGTCTTCGGTATCACCGATTGTACCGACGCTGAACTGTGCACCAGATCCAAAGCTTGTTGTAGTAGGAGTAGAGATGGTGTTTGTTGTCTGTGTAATAAGACGAGCATGTTCAACGATTGTAGCACGAGAGGTGTTTGCATCGGCATAGAACACGTCTGTCTCTGTGAAATACCCCTTCACAGGAATCAGGGTCAGATTACCGGTGGCGGTGCCAGAATCGTGTGACACTGTCAGCAGAAGACCCTCAGCGATCTTCTTGCCGGCACTGTCATAACGATAGATTCTACTACTGAACGGAAGTTCGTTATTATTTGCAGTAGAATATCTCAAGGTGTTGATGAACTTCTTGATCTCGTATACACCAACAGTCATATTCACTTCTGCCACGTTGGCAGAGATCGAAGAATTGGTAGAGACTTCAAGTCTTTGACCGATTGGAAATACACCACGTGTAGATGTAAGTGTTAGTGTATTACCGGTAACGGTTTGTTGGATGGTTTGAATCGTACCGCGGCCGACAATAGCAGATGTGTTCTTATACAGAACATTCTGACCAACCTCGAGGGTTCCGACCTGATCTTCTACAAATACGGTATAGGTTTCAGGAATACCCATAACCTTGCCACCGATTGTTCTGTCTTCAATCGTGTTAGCATAGAACGAGATGGCATTTCCGGTTGTATAGTAGGTGGTAGTATTAGTGAACACACCATTCACATGCGATATCATGACTGTGCCGTTAGCATCGGTCTGATCTAGATCAATAACCTTACCTGCACCGGCTAACTGGCCGTTTGCAGCATAACGGAAGAGTGTATCGCCAATCGAAAGATTTGCTGTAGCACTCGTGAATGTAGCATTGATAATAGGCTCTACTGCCTGTTCGAACAGACGGAAGTATTGATCGCTTCCTGTGTTTGCTACAACATTATCAAGAGTGATTACTTTCTCAGAGATGATTGATTCCGCGTCGAGCGTATAACCGTATCCACCATCGATAAAGATGAAGTCAACGATACCGGTTGCTTCACCCACAGACTCTACTCGAGCAATACCACCAAGACCGTTACTTGTTCCACTGAATGTAACAATATCACCTACACGGAAATCACGGCTTCGATCCTGTAGGATCACGCGCTTTACCGAACCGATGAGTTTGGCTCTCTTTGCGCGATCATAGACCGGATTATTATTGACGTTTAGACCGATTAACTCGCCGTTTTGAAACTCCCCGGCCCTGCCTGAGATGTAAAGTAGATCTACATATCCTGCCGATGTACGACGACGAATAAACTTCTCGACGAAAGCCTTTGCTCCGGAGAGAGCGCCGATGATCTGTTTGCCGACATAGTCTACGTTAAAACGACTATGGGTAATCTCAAGATACTCTGGTCTCTCCCAGACGCCGTCTGACACGCGAAGGATATTATCTGCAGGGTAACGAACCTCTGCGGCAGTACCATATACTAGCTTGAAGAATAGATCGATCGAACGCTCTGTGCCCTTTGATCGATACAGGTCGAGAGAGTTCTTGACAAGAAGCTGCTTGTTTGTAGCAGTGTCGAACTGAATGTTCTTGAGATACTTTTCTTTGAACTGAAGAATAAACTCATCAACAGTAGTATCGATGTCACGATAATCTGGAAGCTTACGAGCTTGATAAAGAGCAGCAGGACCCACTGCTCTATTTGTACTGTTTGACACGTATCCGATATTATCAGAAGAATCGATATATGGGGTTACGGTAGAACCATTTGCAGCCAGATATGAACCGCTGTTTTCCATCCATTCGAAGTATGCCTTGGCAAAGGCAATGAACTGTGGTCCCTCTTCCTGGTAGAAAGAAGGAAACTGGTTCTCAATGAATGGAGAGATAATTGCTTCTATTTTCTTCATTATTCTCTGATCTGCTCGATTGTGATGTTCACGTCTGACTCAATGATATTTAAGATCACATTCTGGATGGCCGTGATGTCACGAGATCTTGGTTCGGCATAGATCTTCAATGATGTGCCGACATAGTTTTGCACAATAAAGTTGTTGAGTCTGACTACACCGGTGTCGTAATCCACCGTGCCCACATCAACGATCTTCTTATGGTTTGCACCAACTGGAGTCACGATTCTTACAAGGCCGTCACCATTATCTTCAAGAACACAGTTCTGGATTCCTGTGTAGGTGAACGGTGTTGACGTAACAGCATGAACGTCGATGATAGGATGCTCATCAGAAAGGAGAGGAATCTCTTGAGTCAATGGGCACTTGAAATCGACAGTTAGGTTCAGTGGAACATTTAGTTCCGGAGTCAGATACTTAATAAGATTGATCTCGGTTTCGTTACTGATAACGCTGGCGTCTGTCGCATCGATTGCCTGCACAAGCTTTGAGTATCTAAATGTACGAGCAAAGCTGTTTAGGTTTGTTGATGCATAGTTAAGGATAGAGTCGATAGCGAAGGTACGAAGATCCTCTGGATTTCTTCCTGTACGGTTAATGTTATAACGAACTGTGCTGTCGACCTTCAGGTATGTGTAATCCGGAGTAATGAACAGGGGTTCCATAGCAACAGAAGAACGCGAACGAAGGAATCTCTTGTACTCATCTTCCTTGATCTTTGGCAGGCCATCAACGTCTGTCAGATCGACAGATACGAAGATACGACCGTACTGTGGAGGTGTAGCATCCTCACCACCGTATGCAGTTACCGCGTTGATCTCTGGGAAGTTTGCCTTCAGTAGGTTCTCATAGTCCTCAGCAGTCACAGCACGTTCCTGTGTCGTGAAGGCGCGAGGCGCGTTGAACTTGATCGAGTTAAGATCCTCTGCAACGGCGCCATCGGCTGCAGCAGAGAGTGTAGTGATTGCTACGTTGGCTTCGTTATCAATTCTAGCAGCATTGATAAATCTAAACGCACCGTTTGGAAGTTCGCCGTTTGACGTTCTATATTCAATGATTACGATCGAGTTGTTCTTTGGTTTACGACCAACCACCCCATCGCCGAATACTACTTCATAGGAATCACCAATTGATGGCTGTAAAAAGAAAACTTTAGAGTTTTCATCGTGGCCAAATAGCGACGTCGCGCGGGCATATTCCTGAGTAACAGATCCGTTGTCTTCTAGAATCGTTACATTAATACTAGAAATATCTACATTTCTATTACTGATTCTATAAATCAGTGGACTGTTATAATTAACGACCGAAGTATCGCTCAGGTAATTGCCTTCATAGATCGTGATTGAATCGCTGACAAAGGAACCATTTTCCTTGTTTGTAATTACGACGTTCTCGTTTGTACTGAATGTATAGGAGAAGTCATCGACACGAGAGATAAATGACGTGCCCTTCGGAATAACGATAGAGTTCTTATTTGCATCTGTCGGAGTAATGGTCAGGCGAATAGTTGCCCTGGCAGACGTAAACGATCTTGGCAGATAATTGAGTTCTTTGGCATGTGAGACGACACTATCGCGCAGCTTGGCGGAGTCAAGAAACATCTCATTGCCGATCATGTTCAGATAGAACGCGTTCTGGTATGTATTATAGGCAAGAATGTCAAGAAGAACAGCCAGGTTGCTTCCGTCAAAATCATAATCTTTAAACTCGTCTTGTTCGGTAAGATAAGTTTTAAGAGCTGTTTTATACTCGTTAAAATCGAGTTGTGTAAGAATGATACTTGAGTTAGAAGCCATTATCTTGCTCTATATAAAGTTATGTTGAGGGCAACCGGAGTAATACTATTTATTACTTCAAAAATAATATAAACGTCGTAGTTATGGAGATCTTCATTCGCAACGACTTCAACTGTTATAACCCTTGCGCGTTTTTCATACAATTGTATTGTCTCTTCAATTGCGTTTTTTAATTGTATCGCAGTAACATCAGACATATTTTCGAAAAGTAAGCGTCTAATCTTACACCCAATATCAGGTTGAAATAACCTTTCTCCTGGCTCTGTAAGAATTAGATTACGAACAGATCTTTTTACTGAATTTTCATTTGTATATTTCGCCAGTCTTTTATTCTGCGGATGCACGTTGAAGTTCGTGTAAAAGTCACTATAAAACGGCTTCTTCTCAGAAGCTTTGTCCGTACGAGTGATTTTATCGATGCGAGTGACGTCTACCATTTAGTTCTCTTTATTTTTATTTATTCTACAAAAACAACCTCTACGCAGCCAGGAAGTAAACTAACTACGAGTGCTCCTATAGTAAAGACTGCCGGAAAGATAATATTCAATACCTCACACTCGGTGAGTGGATTCTTTCCGCTCAGAATATCAACAACCTTTTTCAGGGCTTTAAAGATGGTTCCTACGATAGGAAACTGACTCAGAATGAACGCAGGTGCCTTTGCAATGATATCATATATCTTAACCAGCAGATCACCCTTAAAGAACCTGCGGGCCTTCTGGATCAATTCTTTGAAAGCGT